CATTTCGCACATAGAAGCGAGAAGGGAATATCTATCTCCGTCAATGTAATCTCGTCTATAATTGGTTTCCCAGTCGTTGTGGTCTTGCTCAATTTGACTTTGAAATGAGTCTTTAGAATCCATGCTATGTGGTCTCGTGATGTTGGGTTAAACTCCTTTATTCGTTGTATTTCACATCCCTCTCTGTATCCTTGTGTTGAGTTATCTCGTTTAGGAGTGAACAACGGTCCTGCAACGTAAGGGAATTGTCCTCGAAGTATTGCTTGAGTTTCTTCCATCTCGTTTCTGAGAGATGACTCAAGTTCGTAAGCTTTTTGTTCGTTAAATGTCCATCCATGTATTTCTTGGGCAGTTAATATTTGTGCGACTTGATGTTCTAACGAACACCAGTCAGGTAGGGGCGGAAGTGTTCGCATAATTTTGTTGTTACTTGTACGTCTTGTACGCAATAATCTTGCATTTCTTGTGACCACTCTTTCCAGTCAGTGGTCTTACCAAATTCTCCTTTATATTCTCCTAACCTATATCCATAAGCTTCTAAAGAATGTCTTCCATATAATTGCAATGGCATTCTTTGTATGTTTCTCTTCTTATCTATCTCCATCATATTTGGATGATATAAGCGAGATAAGACAAGAGTATCAATAATATCGCCACTAGGCTCAAACCAAGGATAAGCTTTCCGAAGAACAGGTATATCGTAGCCAATAATGTTATGACCAATAATGACATCAGCCGAACTGAGCCAATGTAAAGCTTCCGTGATTGGGTAGCACTGACCACCTTTATGATTAAATACGGTGGTTTCTTCCGTTTGAGAATCGTAGATGGCAATGCAATGTATTGTAGAAACGTCATGTAATAGTCCGTCAGTTTCACAGTCAAATACGAGCATTTGTTTTTCCGACATATGTTTTATCTTTAAACCTTGCTTTCTTTTTCTGCTCTTTAGTAGGTGGATTTGGTTTTTTTAATTCATCCAGCTCAGAAGTCTGTGCTGGGATTGAAAATTGGGTCCGTAGTTTCATTGAATTTACAGGTGGTTTTGTCATATTTCAATTGAGCAGCTACGCCTGTCTCTCCTGAGTATCTGTTCTTTAAGATTCTTAAAGTTGAGGCATCATCGGGGTTCTGCTGATCGCGCTCTAGAGCTAAAACTGTGTCAGACAATTGGGAAATTGATGCGCTTCCTCGAAGCATTCCAATTGATACCTTTTGTCCGTCTTCTATTGCCTTATCTCCTTGCGCTCTTCTTAAGTGAGAAACTAAAAATAATTTAATTCCTGTTCTTTCAACCAGACTCCTTAAGTTAGTCATGGTTTGATCTATCATTCTTCTCTCATCTCCATCTAATCCACTAAGTAATATGGATAGGTGGTCAAGGAAGATTACTTTTATATCTAAACCGAGAGCCATATATTCGATACGACTGTAGATAATATCCGCAGATAAACTACCAAAATGGTCGTATAGATAAAGGTTCCAATCATTGATAGTGGAATCGTAAGCATCTTTTAATGTGGAATATTCATGTTCGCCAAGGTGCAGGGCTTTACCCACAGCTACTGACATAAGTCCTAAAGCTGTTCGCCTGTTAGATTCTTCTAAAGCGATGTACCCGACTTTGGTTCCTGTATTTAACAACTCAGTTGCGAGCTGCCGACAGAAGGTTGATTTACCTTGACCTGTGCCAGCTGTGATAGTTGTTAGCTCTCCATAGCGAATACCATGGGTCATAGATTGCAGTCCAGGAAAGGGATATGAGTGATTACAAGGTGGGCTGGGAGTAGTTACTTGTTCTAATAACGTTTTCCCATCAACGATGCCATCCGGTTGATATGCCTTCGCATCCCAGATAGCTCTGCGGATAGCTTCCGTATCATTGGCTTGGAGCGCATCTGACGCATCTTTGTATTTTTCCAATCTCGCAATTTTGACCTTACCGAGAGGGAGTACTGACGCGGCTTGTTCGACAGCTCTTCTTCCGGCATCGTCATTGTCGAAGAATAGTACGACCTCCTCATAGCCTTGTAGTAAAGGTATTTGTTTTTGTAAGTCTTTTTTAGCTGAAGCTGCGCCATGTGGTAACGAAACCATCGGCCAGTTAGGCATCGCTTCATAACAGCTCGCAGCATCTAGTTCACCTTCAGTAATAACAATACGCTTGCCAGTACTAGGGAATAGGTGCTGACCAAATAAGGTGTTAGTGGAAACTCCTTCATATTTAAATTTCTTTAATTTGTCTTTTGTTTTAAACCCTTGAACTCTTCCAGTACTGTCGAAATAAGGGAAGCGTAAGTGTGTCTCGTCTCGATAGATTTTGTAGAACTCACAGGTTTTTTCACTAATTTTTCGTTTTTGCAGCCTTTGGGCTGATCCTTTAAAAGTGACATGTTCTTGCATTTGATGAGTGTGTTGGGTGGCGTTGCCTTCTGTATAGGTTTGGCAACTAAAGCAGTAGCTGTGACCGTCCGTGTATATGCCATTGGCATCGGACGAGCCACATTTACTGCATGGTTCGTGTCGTATAAATTCGCTTTCGGTCATTGCAACCAATCAATAGGTATGGCGTGAAAAGCACACCATTTAATTCCGTATCTCTGACACCACTTTGCGTAAGTTGTCTTTGATTTTTTACTAATTTTTTTATAAGGGTCTTGAAAGACCATCCTTAAATCTATTTCATTCTCTGCTATTACTTGTCTAACCTTACGGCGGTCTTCAGGTCGCCAAAAACCTTTTGTCTCAAGGCATACGCCATTAGGTAAAACAAAGTCAGGTGTGTATTTATGAGCAATGGTATAAGAAAAACTTTTACCTTCATACTCATAGTCAACACCTAACTTACATAAAAGATCAGAGACTTTTTCCTCTAATCCTGATTTAAACATTAGAAGTCGTCTTCTAACTCTACTGATGCAGGGGTTGTGTCAGGAGTAACGTTTGGGTCATCTGCTTTAAAGCCTTGTGTCTTACCAAACAGTTCTGCTACACCGTCCTCATCTAAGTCACCAGTATCTACACCAGCTCCTGATTGAATAGACACTACCTGAATCCCAGATAGTTTTAATGACGTACCATAAGTAACGCCATCACGAAGTATGTAAGGTTTTTGATGGAAGCCTATTTTAACTTTAGACCCCTCATAAACTGGTACATCCTCGTTAGTTATAGGTGTTCCTTCTGTATCTACAACAGGTGGTCTCTTATCTTCAGCCCAAGAGAATTTAACAATGAACTTTCCTTTTTCTACCTCCTCCCATGGAGTTGGCTTAAGAGTTGCTCTCTTTGGATTCTTTAGCTTTGACTCTGCCCATTTAAGGCAGTCAGCTCTTTCAGTCTCAAGTGCGTCAACTATTTCCTGACTTACTACAGCCTTAAGAGAATAGCCAAACTTACTTGGCTTTAATATCGCCTGATAACCTTCAAGGGTTACAGGATTTGGTGTTACGTGAATGTTTTTCATTAACAGAAAAAATAAGTGGATTCAATTACGGATTCCGGTTCAAGGTCTCCAATAATCGGTGGTTCAGTCTTTGCATTAATTGTTTCAGCAAAGTCTTTTAAGAAATCATGCTCCGCAAACAGGTGCATGTATGTGTCTCGTACCAATGTGGATAAGTTAGTCATATCCGTAGCTCTACATAGAACTGAATCATGTATGAGAGCTATAGGTGCATTGAACTTAGTAGCACTTAAATGTAATAAGCTTGCGTCTAATGAATGAATTAAGTTAGGTGCTGTAGCATTCTTGTGATGGCGAAGATCTACGCCCTTCTCTCCATCAATAACCTTTATTCGACAACGACCCATTAAATGTAGTTCAACATTCTTGTGATCGTATTTCATAAGACGTTGGTTTACTCTGAAACCTGATGGAGTTACCCAAGTTATCTCAGTAGCTCCATCCTTAATAGCATTAGATACTTCTGCTTCTATCCATCGCATAACCTTCATAGGTCCTGGTACGACTGCCTCCATGGCATCTCTAACGGCTTTAACAATTTGCGTTAGTTCATCATTTTCAACCTCAATATCTATATCTTCAAATGCATCTCGAATATATTGTCTATTGCTAAAAGGCTTTGCGTTATACGGTATCGTCATCACACATCTTTTAGTTTTCTTCCTATCCCAGTAAGGTCTTAACCTTTCAGGTATATGTTCTAGACTTTTCTCTGCAATTACTTTATAGGCATCTTGAGGTTTATCACTTGGTATTACATTAACCAAGCTTGCTGTGGACTTATCCCTTGCTAACCCTGCCAGTATTTGTAAACCTGAGCATGTTGCATCGGTTGCCACGGGTAAACCAGTAGTAGGTCTATCGAAGACCATACAGCAGTGGAAGTATTCTTCACATGCAGCCAAGAATTGGAACGGTTCGTCCGCTGCTTCCCAATCTCCTATGTTGTTAATAGGGTCTGTTGCTACTCGTTTAATTAATTTTATATTTTCTGGTTTATTTACCCAAGCTAACCGCTCCTCCATAGTCGCTTTATCAAGACCATAAGTTGTAGCTACTTGGAAAGCTAACCATTTAATCCCATCCTCAGTTATAGGTGCCTCCTCAGCAAACCTAATTAAACTTTTTCCAAAGTCTGTATCTTGAGGTGTCAAGAAACTAGGTATTGGATATGCTCTACCACGATAGTCAAACGACCATGGTATGTAGTACTCCTTGTCTTTAAACTCTTTGACACAATTCATTGTCATCCGAGTTCTACAAGAAATCCTCCACTCATTGGCATTCTTATTACGTGCTATTGCTTTATCCTTTCTCCACTGTTTTCTACTCTCTTCATCCTCCATATTTGGAGGTTTGGGAGGGTCGGGATGATTAATGACAGGACGAAATTTTCCTACCTCTATTTCTCTTTCCTCTAGTTCTTCCGCAACCAATACTATGAATGGGTTTAGACGGTATTTAACTTTCTGTATTTCATTAAGGAATTGATAGGTAGTTTCCCCCTGTATACATAGGGGTTTACCTCTACGTACCATCTCGTGGCACTTAGTTAAATCATTCAGGTAATATCCTCCTTCATGTACGCATGACCAATCTCTTGGTTCGATGAGCATCGGCCACGCTAATGGACTAAATAATTCAGCTAATCTTATGATTTCTTCCTTGTTTTTATGGAACTTTTCAGTAGGTACAACAAACTGCTGTTTCTTACCTCTGTTCATAGAAACTTCTCTTTCAAACCAATCAGAGGATTCCATAAGACAATCTAAAAACCATGTTCCTACCTTGATACGTTCAATCCTGTTCCATGGCTTCCATCGTTCTAAGTCTTCGTGTTTATTCATCAAGGTTGTCATGGATTTAGCTTTGTAAGCTGTACCCTTTGCTTGATGCCAATAATTTTTCTTTAATGTCTCAAAAAGCCCTGGTGCACTGGATTCATAGTATCTCATCTGGCATTCAGACTCTAAAGCCGAACCAATTGCCTGAACGACATTAGCGACCTTACTATTGTCTTTGCGTGGGGAGAATAGTTTATCAAAGGTTATCTTTGCAGTTATTGCTGCTTGCGATTCTGAATCGAGAGAAATTAAATAAGGTATTAAAAGTAATTGTCTCCCTACTAATAACTTCTGTCTTTCTTCTTTCTTTTTCTCAATATAATTTACTAAATAGGGCAAAAGAGTTTCTATTGATGCCGAACCAAAAACTGTGGCTGAAGCATAGTCCTTGTCTAATAGTTTTTGTGTATTAGATCTAAACCTCTCCAAACCACCCTTAATCTGTTTCCGTTCAAACCTCTCTTGCTTCTCTAAATCAGCAGTTGTAGGCATGTGATGAGT